CGTAGATGAAAACCAAGAAATTGGCCAGTACCAAAGGTAGTAAAGTGAAGTTGTTCAGCTGTACTAAGAAAGAGTTCAAGTATGGTCTGCAGTATATCGCAGATCAGCATGATCTCTCCGTAGATGAGTTGATCGACTTCTTCTCGACGCCTGAGGGTAAAATCGCACATAAAAATGCGGTTTTAGGTCTACGGTATCTGTTGAAGCGAATCGGCTTGAAGTTGGAGGACTAGTAACATGTCCACCAAGAAGCGCCGTTCTGAGGTACCAGTCAGTTCTTACTTTTCCCACGGTACGTGCGAGGCAGGGAGACTCATCATGATCAATCCGGAGAAGACTCACGAGGAGATTTATTTCCAAGTGACTTCCAGGGTTGGTCCGGTGGCTCCCCACCTTGAAGCATGTACTTTGAGTTGTTTGAACTGGTTTATCCATGATACACTGACCTCCTTTAAAGAGGGTGGTGCGTCATATTACGTGAAACTTAAGGTCCCTGCAATGGTCCTTCTCAACGCGAAAAACGAGTGCTTCGTTGTACTCGTTAGTAACGCTGATGAGGAATATCCATCGCAGATCCCCATGGGATTAACGTATTTGGATTGATACCTGTCTGACAGGGGTATGTTAAAAACGGACTAACCATCCGTTATATCTGTGAACCAACCTAGGAGCATACAATGGAACCACATTTGGAAGGTCTGATCGTCATTAGCGAAGTCTTTGCGTTGACCCTGGTGTCGGCGGCGGCTTTAAAAAGCCTCCTATCCGATTCCTTGGGCCCTCGCGGAAGTAACCTAGCTTTTGGCGTGATGACTATCTTAGTGTGCATTTCGTTTGTGTGTTACCTAGTGTATTCTGGTTCTCAGATCGTGACGATGATTGTAGACAGAACAGGGGGTGGGTAGTGTTTCCACAACCAATCCCTAAGTACGTCCAAGATCATCCCACGTATGCGTCGTGGTTCGACGAGCGGTTCAAGTTGTTTACTGGGCCAGAAGATAGTGAGTGGCTTCAGATCGCTATTCAAGACGGGGAAACTCAATTAACCCTCACGGACACGCCGGTACTTCCTTATCCGGAAGCACTATCGTGGCCGCTGGGTGTTGAGGTCCCTCGAATGAAGAAGATCTATGTCACTTTCTACTACTACCGGCTCATTGATCAGCGATTATCGCTGTCGGGTAATATCAGGATGAAACTGTTTTGGCCTAAAGACGAAAGTCATATAGTCAAGATAGAAGATATAACTCGGCCATACAAAGAGCAGATCCATAGGCTCCGCTCTAGGTCTTACATACGAATTACTCGTGTAAGAAGCTCTAAAGTGCGCGGGTTGACTTCTTCCCGGCCATTACGCCCGAACGAGCAGGACAAAGCACCATTCCTTGACTATGTGGAAAAGCAAGACGAAAATGGATCATATTCGGTTTTAACGAATCTGGTCAGTGATCGTATTGTCTACCAACGGTTGTGGTCTGGTGTTCGTACTCCAAATTTTGGCGCGCTGGCTATGAAGGGGCAACTACCCGTCAATGGACATTCAGTTTCGATGTTCAGAGAAACAGGTGGTCAGGTCGTATATAGTGAAACGAGCCCTTCAAGGCCCCAATACTATGTATTTCAGACTTGGCACATGAGTAAGCACTTTGCTTTACCTGGCTTTCCGGGACATCTTACCGGGAAGTCGGACAAAGCTTTTGCTCGGCTTGCAAAGAAGGTGGGCACGATTGAAGCTAATTTGGCCCAAGACCTTGTGCAATACAAGCAGACCGTACGTATGATTGCAGATAATGCAAACAGAATACGGATGGCTTATAAGGCTACCAGAGTGGGAAACTTCTCTGAGGCCCTAAAACTTTTGTACCATCCTGCACAGGACAAGTATGCGCGGG